AACTAATTCTACGGATTATCTTTGTTCTAAATGTTCTCTTATGGATCATAAAAACACAAAAAGAGAGCTTAAAGGTTTAGGGAAAAAAGAAATTCTAATCATCGGAGAATCCCCAGCAGATGATTTGGTAGGTTCCTTCTTTAGAGATTTACTAGCTAAAGAAGGAATTGACCTTCATAAAGATTGTTGGGAGATTTATGCTGTTCGGTGTAGAAAATCTGAACCATCTAAAAATGATATTCAATGTTGCAAACCATATGTAGATTCTATAATTAGAGAGAAGAAACCTAAATTTATTTGGTTACTTGGAGACACTCCTCTTTTCTCTTTATTTCATAAAGATTGGTCAAATATATCCATAAATAGATGGAGAGCTATTGCTATTCCTGATCAAAAATTAAATTCTTGGATAGTTCCACTGTATCATCCCTTAGAAGGATTTAACCATCAGGATGATAGATTGTTCATGTCTCAGTTTATTAGAGATTTAAAATTTGCAATTAAAATATCACGTACAACATCAATTTATCCTAAGGATTTGATGATTCCTGACACTTCCAAAGCACAATACACAAAAGAAGTCGATCAAATTATAAATACGTTGGAAACAACGATTAAAAGCAATCCAGAATTTCTATTTTTTGATTATGAAACAACAGGACTAAAACCTTACAGGACAGATCATCGTATAGGTACTATTTCGTTTACCACTGATCAAATGGATACTTCTTTCGCATTTCCTTATCAACATCCTATATTTGAAGAAAAAGAACAAAAACATATAGGTAATATTTGGAAACAATTACTTTTGACCAAATCTAAAAAAGTTGCTCATAATATGCAATTTGAGGATATTTGGTCAAGAATAATCGCAAAGGTTGAACCAAGATCATGGAATTGGTGTACAATGCAAGCTGCTCATATCCTAGATAATCGACCTAAATATACAGGTTTAAAATTCCAAACTTATATTAATTTTGGAATTCCAGATTATTCAAAGAGTATATCTTCTTACTTAAAAGAAAATCCAGATACTCCAGGATATAACAGAATTTTCTCTGCTCCAATTAACGAACTATTAAAGTATGGTAGTATTGATTCTTTGGTTACAAAATTCCTTTATTATTTACAGAAACCTTTATTTGATGATCATTTAGAAAATGGTCTTGATCTATTTGTTGAAGGTATATTGGCTTTAGCTGATGTTCAGATAAACGGCTTTAATGTTGATATTCCATATTACAAAAAAGCGCATGAAGAACTTTTAATGATGATTGCTTCCAGAGAAAAAGATTTACTTCACTTTCCTGAATGTAAAGAATTTTTTAAATCTACCGGAAGAATGCCCAATCTAGGAAGTTCTGATGATCTTCGTCTAATGTTTTATGATATTTTAAAACTAAAACCACCAAAAACTACAGAAAAAGGAAATAAGTCAGTAGATGCAGAAGCTATGTCAGCTCTAAAATCACCTCTTGCTTCTGAAATAACTGCTTTATCTCAGATAAAGAAAATTGATGGAACATACATGAAGCAGTTTATGAGGGAGATTGATAGTGATGGTAGAATACATCCTAATTTCAATCTACATTTTGTAAAAACTTATAGGTCATCTAGTGATTCACCGAATTTGCAGAATGTTCCTGTTAGAAATGAAGAAGCTAAAAGATACACAAGATCAGGGATTATTCCTAGTAAGGGTCACATGATAGTGGACTTTGATTACTCAGCCATAGAAGTTAAAATGGGTTGTGTGTACACTCTTGATCCTGTATTGATAGCTTATTGTAGGGACGATACTACAGATATGCACCGAGATACCGCTGCTGATTTATTCGTTTTAGATCATGACAAGGTTACAAAAAAATTGAGATTCTTTACAAAAAACGGTTTCGTATTCCCTGAATGGTATGGTTCTTATTACGGATCTTGTGCAAAAAGTTTATGGAAAGAATGTCGATTACTAGAAACAGGAGAAGGTATTATCCTTCAAGATCATTTGATTGATGTAGGGGTTTTATCAAATCGAGGTAACCATGAAGAATCTTTTAGAAATCATGTTAAAAAAGTAGAGGAGGACTATTGGAAAAAGTTTAATGTTTTTAAATATTGGCAAGAGAGTTGGTATAATCAGTATGAAAAAACCGGAATTGTTGAACTTAAAACAGGTTTCCGTTGCAAAGGATATCTAAGTAGAAACGCCATAGTTAATTATGCTTTTCAAGGAACTGCTTTTCATTGTTTACTATGGTCATTAATTCAAATAGCTTCAATAATACGAGAGGAAAAACTTCAATCTAAAGTTATTGGTCAGATCCATGACTGCTGTATTTTAGATATGCATCCAAGTGAGTACGATTATTTAATTTCTTTATGTACAGAAATTGCCACAAAAGAATTAAGAGAAAGATTCCCTTGGATAAATATCCCATTGGCTATTGAATGGGAAAAAACAGAAGTTGATTCTCCTTGGTATATGAAAGAAGAATTTAAAGAAAAGGCAGAATAATTAAAAAAGAAAGGATTGTAAAAATGCCATTACAAATTAGTTATCGACCACAAACATTAGAAGAAGTTGCTGGTAATAAAGAAGTTATTGAAGGAATACAAATGATTATGTCACGTAAAACTGATTTTCCTCATTCTTATTTATTTTCTGGACCATTCGGATGTGGAAAAACAACTTTAGCAAGAATTATTGCCAATATGTTGGATTGTAAAGATATTGTAGAAATGAATATGTCTAACTTAACAGGTGTTGATAATGTTCGACACATTGAAGAAATTTGTATATATCCTCCAGTATTGGGTAGTGTTCGAGTTTACATTTTAGATGAGGTTCATTTCTTAACTAAAAATGCTCAAAATGCTTTTTTAAAGCTATTAGAAGATCCACCAAGTCATGTGTATTTCATGTTATGCACAACAGATCCACAACAACTTATTCCTACAGTAGTCAGTAGATGCCATCAATTTCAGGTTAGTTTGTTAAAATATGATGAAATGGATACGTTGCTACATAAAATTCTTGAAGAAGAAGGAATTCCAGATTATCCACAGAAAATTATTGATACAGCAATAAAGCTAGCTGAAGGACATCCTAGAGATGCAATCAAGATGCTTGATAGTGTTATTGATATTGAAAATGATGAAACCGCACTAAAAGCATTAGTAGCCACATACTCAATTCAATCAGATACTATTCAGCTATTCAGAGATTTGTTGGATAAAAAAGAATGGAAGATAATACGTACACAACTACCATCTATTTTTAAGGATAATCCTGTTGAACGAGTACGTCAAGGTCTCCACTCATATATGAAAAAAGTCTTATGGAATACTGATCCTTGTGGAAAAGCAGATAGAGCTGCGGATATTATTGCTTTAACTCCTGCTGAATTTCACAATCCCGAATCTGCTTTTGTTGAACAACTTTATAGGTTATCTGTAGGATAGTTCTTGACTTTCTTTATTTATTGTCGTAAGATATTGAATCTTTTAGAAAAGGAGCTTACTATGAAATTAGATATTTACGATTTGGATACTGCCTGTCTTGAACAAGCTGACCTATTTGAACAAGCTGGTCAAGATTGGGCTGCTGCGGTATCAACGGTTGAAACTATTGAAAACCAATTAGCTTTATTGAAAGCTGAAGTTGATGAGGAAATTAGGAAGAAGCCCATAGCTCATGGACTTCCTGAAGGAGCTAAACCAACTGAAACTTGGATAAGTAATAGAGTTTTACAAGATGAGCGAATTAAGGAGATTCAGAATGTTTTAATAGAAGCAAATACTTCAGCACGAACTTTACTGATTATTAAACAATCTATGGATCAAAGATTAAAGACATTGGATATGTTAGTAAGCTTGTACAAAGCCAATTATTTTGCGGTTAATACTAAAGTTTATACGGAAAAAGAAGTCCGAGAACGGGAAAGTGAAGTTGCTCGGGAAGAAAACACCCAACATCCGAGAATGCAAAAACTCATTCTCAAAAGAAAAGAGGAGGCTAGTAAATAATTATGGCTATGTCAGCAGCAGATCGTAGGGCACTATATCGGAAACAGTCGGAATCCCGTCACAAAGAGAGTTATAGTTCCAGAGATGATAGTGGTCAGTATAAAGATTATTATGAACCATCTAATAAAGCAAAAGTTAAATTCTGGAAACCAAAAGAAGGTGAACATGACATAATCATTTTACCAACTATTACTGGAAGTCAACATCCAAAGTACAAATCAAATGAATCTACTCATTATATGGAGGTATTTATCCATCGTCAGATGGGGATCAATAAGGATTCTGTAGTTTGCTTGAATAGAACATACGGTGAAAGATGTCCCATTTGTGATTATCTAGCTACACTAGATAATCCAGATACTGCAACATATTCGGCGTATGCTCCGACAAAGCGTATTTTGTATAATGTACTGGTTCTTGATAATCCTACAGAAGAAAGTAAAGGTGCGCAAGTTTGGGATGTCTCCTCAAAACTATTTTCAAAACCACTTGAAGATTTTGCACACAAGAAGCGTGAAGGTGGAGAAGTAAAATATGCAGATATAGATGATGGTAAGGTTATTAATTTTGTACAGTCTGGTACAAAACTTACTTTAGAATTTAACTCCTTTGAGTTTAAGAAAAGAAGAGAACTTACGGACGAAGAATTAGAATCTGCCGTAATCTTAGACGAATTGTGTCACAAACCTGAATTTGAAGAAGTTGAACGACTACTTACTGCTCAATTAGAAGCTAGAGGTGAAGCTAATAAACCTTCAAATAAATCTTCAGAAGAATCTTCAAAATTTTCGGAAAAGAAAGAAGAAACTCGTAATAAAGAATCAGATGTACCGTCTCCTAAAATGCCAGAGTCTGATCTTGATTGTCCTTATGGTGCAGTTTTCGGAACAGATTTTTCTGTTTATGAAGAATGTAAAGGGTGTGAAAAGAAACCATCTTGCAAAGAAAAGAAAGATAAATTGGAAGCAGAAACAAAACCTACTGAAAAGAAAAGATTGACTAGAAGGGAGAGATAATCATGGCAGGCATCATTATTCCTGGAGCTGTAAATAAAGCAGTAGAATCTGCTAAAAAAGAAATAGCTGAAGGTTTTGATGCCACTGAATATGCTTTTGCCACTCGTAAGATTGCGTTGGACCGGGTAGTATCTACCGGTTCAACCATTCTTGATCTTGCTATTTCAGGCAAGAGAAGAAGAGGTGGAGGTGTTCCTGGTGGTATGCTTATGGAGATGTTCGGTGGAGAAAGTTCTGGTAAAACAGCCCTTCTCGCTGAAATTTGTGCTTCAGCCCAAGCTAAACAAGGAGATTGTCGCTTTCTGGATGCAGAAGGTAGGCTTGATAGAGAGTATTCCCGAATTTATGATATGAATTTGTCTGAACATGATTATTTTAGACCAGATAC